ATTTTTTTACGGGAGTAAATATGCAACAAGAAAAAATCTGGAGCCATGAGGCAATTTGAGCAAAGCTGCAACACCACAACTTACGCGCTGTAGCTAAGGCGTCCGGCGTTAAATACCAAACCGTTTTGCTTTTTATGAAGCATGAGGAAAGAGATCCCAGCTACAGCACCATAAAGGCGCTGTCGGATTACCTGGACGGGAAATAGGAAGGCGCATTTTTGCGCTATAAAAAAAATGCCCCGCTGGTGGCGAGGCAAGTTAATCGACAAGGCAGGAGACATTTTATGCTTCATCAAAACATTATACAAGTTTACTCAAATGATGACGGTGACGCTGTTGTTGTGGTTGGTATATTTGACCAAGTTGGTAAAACTGTTTCCCCTGAAAGCATTGTAATTCCATTCGGTGAAATAAGAGCTGTGGCTTTTGCGCTAAATAAAATTGCTGACATGGCAGAAGAAGAACTGGAGTAGATATGTCAGGCTGGGTAAAGCTGCATAGGGGCTTGTTTGACCATTGGATAGCCAGTGATCCTGAATTTTTAGCCGTGTGGGTAAGGATGCTAACTGAGGCCAATTTTGAAGATAAGAGGCAGCTTTTTAATGGCTCACTGCTTGATATAAAACGAGGCCAGATAATATTTGGCCTTGATGCTTGGAGCGCAAAAACAGGTGTAGGAATATCGAAATTAAGAAGATTACTTTTGCTGTTAGAAAATGACTCTATGATTGACAGGCAAAAAACAAATAAATTCTCTTTAATTTCAATACTTAACTACGAAAAATATCAATGTGACGACAGGCAAGATGCAGGCAAAACACAGGCAGACGACAGGCAAGCCGCAACACCTAAAGAATTAAAGAATATATCTATTACTAACGTAATAGATAATAAGCCTTCGTCGAAACTAGACTTTTCAAACTGGCCACAACAACCGGATCCTGAAATCCTTAAAGCCTGGCTTGCTATGCGAAAACGGGTTAAGGCGTCATGCAGTCAGTTAGCGATAAACACAATTGGCAATGAGTTACACAAAGCTGTTGCTAACGGGTTTAGCGTTGATTACTGCTTGATGCAGGCAGAGGCATCTGGATGGAAAGGCTTTAAGTCAGCCTGGGTTAAACATGAGGAACAACATCATGGTTATCAAAACGGTTCAACAAGCAGTAGGGCAGCTAAACTTGAGCAATGGCGACAAGACACTAGCCGAAAGCTCGCAGACGAAATCAGCCAGCTCGAAGCTGAAATTAGTCAAGCTGGCACAAATGGTGACTGATCATATTTTCCCACGGTTTAGGGTTTACTGCCGGGATTACATTAGTCGCACCGAGCTTATGCCGGAATTTGTAGCGAAGGAATACGCCAAGGCAATACTCAAAGCCGGGCTTACGGATGATCAAATCAAAGGCGGTTTACGCGCTTTTGAGAAGGGTGCAGGTGAAAAGCCTTTCATGCCGAACCCGACTGAGTTTGTGGAAATGTGCCAAGAATCAACCGGTGCCTTGCCTGGCTACCGCGAAGCGTACCAGGAAGCGTGCCGATACGCTGGCGACCTGTGCAATGCCAAGTGGACGCACCCGGCGATATACGTCGCTGGTAAAGCTGTTGGCTGGTTTGAACTACGCAACCGGCCAGAGAAAGAAACATGGCCAACTTACAAACAGGCTTACAAAGATGCCTTGGCTCGCGTGTCGGCTGGCGAAGTTCTGGAAGCCTATGTGCCTAAGCAACAGATAGCGCACACTAACGTATTTGAGAAAGACCTTAACACCCCAGGCCGGTTAAAAGCGTTACGGCTTGTAGGATTATTAAAACGATAGGAACTAAGCATGAATGACAACAAATCAAACACCCCGGCGAATGAGAAAGACCTGGCGCAAACTCCGCTATGGTTTATCGTATCCTTACAGGATTATCTGCGTCAGGGATTTACGCTAGACGTATGCGCGTTACCCACTACTGCAAAGGTTTTTAAGTATTACAGCCTGGAAGAAGTACGCAACGGTTTAAAATTGCCTTGGGATAGACTGAATTTTTTAAATCCACCTTTCAGCGACATACTGCCTTGGCTTAACAAAGCTGTGATCGAAGCGAAACTAGGAAATAGTACTCTTGCCATTTTCCCTGATACTACGGAAACAAAGTATTCCAGGTATGCGGCCCACTTTGCCGATACACTGATCAGGATGCCGTTTCGATTAAAGTTTTTGCGTCCAGATGGTACGCCATTTACTGACGACAAAGGCAGGATCCAGTCGCCTAAATTTCCGGTAGTTGCCGCGCTGTTTACGCCTATTGGATTGCGTGCGCCTACTCGCCAGATTTATCACGATTTTCGTATTGGTTTTGAATTAAATTAGAGGTTTTTATGAGCAAGCAAGAACTTATTGATAAGGCGGTTGAGCAGTTTAAGGGTGTTTGGCCAGCTAGAAATATAGCTAGCGTCTATATGTCTCATAGACCAGAAATAAAAAATACTACACATTATCCGTTTTATCTTTTTGATTATGAGCCGAATAATGTAGACTTTTGGCATATTGAGGAGTTCCAACAGCGCGCTCGCGAACTGGGCTGGGTTAATGGTTATAAATGGGGCGTAGAATATCAGACTAATGGTGATAAGCCTGATTTGCCGGATGGTATAGAATGCAAGGTTGACTGCGGTGGGGGATTCTTTGAAGAAGCTGAAAAAGTTAGAATCTCGGCATGGTATGTTATCAACAAATTCCGCATCACTGACGAGCGCTACAAGCCTGTTGAGCAATACGAACCAGTGAAAATAACCTCAACATTTGAGGGTAGTGGTCAAGCTGGCGGCATGGGCCAGTCCACCTCTATCGATTGGTACGACTACGAGCAGCAAAAAGCCATTGCGCTGCCGCCTGTTGGCAGTACCGTTTTATTTGATGAGTACCTTAATGATAAATGGCTAAAGGTTCAAATTCGTGGATTTTGGATTGAGAATGGTAACATTTCTGTATGGATACAATCTGTTGGTAAACCTAACATAACACCAGATAAATTCCGCCCACTAGACCACGCAACACGCGCCAAAGAGCTTGAGAAAAAGCGGGTTGTTGATGCTGCGCTTGATGCAATACTGTCTGATAATGATGTTTTTTCTGTCGAATTTGAGCATTGGTGCGCTGAAAAATCACCAAGCGGAGATGCCTGCTCTGTTTATAGTGAATGGCTAAATAGCTATGAATACAAAGAATGTATTTCAGATATGAGATATGCGCTAAATTTAGCGTACGACAAGGGCTTCCTAAAACTACCGGAAAGCAGTCATGATTGAAATTACTATGGTTAAAACCCCTACCGGCTTACAGCCGGTAACGCAACATGACATGGACGAACTGGCAAAACTGAAGATAGGCCAGCCGGTTCGCGTTCAAGTGGTGCAGGTTAAGCCTAGATCATTACAGCATCATAAGCTGTTCTTCGGCGGGCTTTTGGAGTTAGCTTACGACGCTTGGGAACCAAAAGGCGGATTATTGTCGCCAGCTGAAAAGCAGACCTTGAAACTGTTTTTTGATTGGCTAAACAGCAAAGGCATTGATACAGCGAGCCTGCGCGAAGCTGGACGGGCTTTCTTGAATGAGCTAATGCAACGGCGAGGCTCAAAGATTGGAACGCCGCAGAAGTCGAAACAGGCGCTTTTAGACTGGATCAAGCTGGAGTCAGGCCACTGTGATATACAGGTTACCCCAACCGGGATCCGCAAGTCGCCAAAAAGCATTAATTTTAATTCTATGTCTGCCGATGAATTTAACGAATTTTATCGTGCTGCTTTTGGTGTTTGCTGGAATTTTATACTTTCAAGGCAATTTGAAAGCGAGGAACAATTACAAAACGCGATTGATCAGCTGGTGGCAATGGGATGAACAAAGCAGAAAAGCAACACATAGAAAAGATACTGCAAATAGGCTGCGTTGCGTGCAGAACAATGGGCATATTTACGCCGGATTGCGAGGTTCACCATATATCGAATAAAACTATGGGAAAGCGGGCCAGCAACCTAGAAACTATCCCCCTGTGCGCGGTTCACCACCGCTTAGGCGGTTATGGCGTAGCAGTTCACGCTGGACGTAAAGCCTGGGAAGCGACTTATGGCACTGAAAGAGAATTGCTTGATCAGGTAATGGAAATGATAAGCCCGGATTAACCGGGCTTTTGTTTCTCAATTTAGTAGTCAATCTCCTTTGCGCCAATATCCATATCGGCGAATGTGTCAGCGCAGTGGATTACTATGTGTTTTATATTGCCGCCTTAGCCCCCGCTAGTGCAGAGGCGTTCATTTGTGCAATCGCCGTAGTAGGCGCGGAGTATTGTTATTGTTGTCATGGCTGATTAACCGCAAAATCGCTAACGGTAAAAGTATTATTACCTGAGCCACCTTGCCCTCTTGTTATTGCTATTTTTATTACATTACGCCCTGGCATAAGGTTGATTTCAATATTTTCAGTTCTGGTATTACCCGATGCTCCAGTATCTCTAACTGGACCAGAAACAACTTCGCCTGATGTCTCATTTGTAACTCTGAATGCTGCGAATGTGCCTGAGCCTACCGAACTTGTCATTGTTCCCGTTGCTAAAATCCTAACTCTACAGTGAGCCCTTGCTAAAATTGTTATACCGCTGGAATCTGAGCCGAATACGTTCTGGGTTGTGGAGCTGGTAGCAGTTAGTCCGGCTGGTGCGGATCCTGCCGATATGCTCGGCGTAATCGCAGTCCACGGAAGCCTGCCAGAACTATCTGGCATTGTGTGTGGAGCGATGTTTTGAACATCCGACGCGGTTCCATTACCGACTTTTGGCGAATAGTCAATCATCCTAATCAGTGAGTTATTTGTTGATATTGGGCGTAATGGTTCCTCCCCCCTTTGATGGCCGAGAAATCCATTAGCGTTAGGGTTTATCTGTGTAACTTTACCGACGTCAATCAGTCCGTCAGAGTATATCCTATCGCTAAAATCTATCAAAGGTATTGAAGGTACAATACAGGTAACGTCTGTCACAGTAAGGCCCCTAACGCTGGAGGCGTGTATTTTTTTACCTGTGTTTGGGTTTGAGTTAGACCAATAGTTTCGAATCAAACCGTTCATACAAGCTTTTTGGTTTTTATGCAGTAGCGCAATCTCGGTTGCCATTCCGCCCTCAGTGTAAAGACCATCTACTGTGAAACTCTCCATTCCTCGCAACTGCAAACCTGTACCGCCTGCATTTCCGCTAGAATCTACACCATGCTCAATTATCAGGTTTTTCATTCCCGTGGATAAACCAGCCTCTAAATCAAACGCAGCCCCTCTAAATCGTTGGACGTATATCTTTTCCAGAGTCGAGCCGTTTGGTATAAACATGCGGATTGGGTTTACAGTGTACTGTATTAGCATGTTGCTCACATGGGAGTGCCAAGCGTTAGTCAAGTTCAGCAATCTACCCATATTCAGCCCCCTAATGTGACTGAAATTTGTCGCGTACGCGTTTGACATATTTATAAAATTATCTTTAGTAGCGTACTGACCAGATCCTTGCACTGAAAAACCGCTAATATGTCGCTGAGCGCCTCCCGCAGACGTAAAATTGAACAAATACGTCTCGCCCTCCGGTAAATTAAGCAGCAGCTTAGACGCCGAAGCACCATCTCCAACAATAGGAACCATGTCGCCAGCGGGAGTTGCTTCTTCAAAGTTCCATATGCCACCAGGTATATACAGCGCCTGTTGCTCTGCCCTACAATACTCTAAAGCGTCAAGCAAGGCTTGTTGGTGGTCATTAGTTGCACGATTTAAAAATCTGCGAATATTGCCCTCATGGTCTATCTCTTTCGCGTAAAGCCCACCCACCAGCACAGTGCTATTAGGTGCGGCTAGGGCGCTACGTAATGCTCCATCGCCACGGTTAGTATAATTAGGCTCAGATGGAACAGTTCCTGCTGGTACAGTAAACGGCAAGCTGCCGTTATAGCTCCAAGTGTTACCGCTCGCATCAAAACCAACTTGATTGCGCGCAGTAAATGTAAAGCCCGTGGCAAATTCTCCGGCAGGCATCCAGCCGCTTGCGCTTATCGCAGACTTAACATCGTCACTAAGTGCATTTATTTGTGCCTGTGTTTGCTGCTCAACCACTTGAGCGAGGTCACTAGCTATTTGCGTAACAGCCGATTTTTTTAATAGTTCAAAGTTCTGAGTAGTCATAATGGCCCCTTATAAACAACACGGATTAGCGTTAAGCGCCAGCGTAACGCTATCGCTTGTTTCACCTACAATAATATTCTGACCTACGGCCAATGTCACAGATAAATCATCATCATCTAAATACATGACAATGCTCAAGTCCTTAATAGTGTTATCCACATCAACCTGGCGCTGTATCACGTAGTTTTCAAAGCCCGTTACTTCTGCGTCAATTTGCGCCTTGGCTTGGTCTGCATGGATCTCGTAATCTTGCGCCGTCGCTTCTGCTGCATTAGCTGCTGCCTCTGCCCGGTCTGCTTCATCCTTGGCCCTGTCTGCTTCTGCTTCTGCTTCTGCGATAAAGTTAACCATTGCCTGCTGGGTAGGAAACGTTTTAACCGGCTCTGCGGCATCTTCTGGATTGCCTTCGGTATAAGTTAGCGTTGTTGCAGTTGCGGATCCTGAACCGTCAACCACAATGCGGAATACCGCATTTTCACCCGCATTAGGAAAGCTGCCTGTTAACTGCTGACCTGGATAATTCTGACTACCTGAACCAAAGCTGCCGTAATTAGCCGTTGCAATAGTATAAAATGTGCCGCCTGCTTTTTTAGCTTGCAAGCTAACTTCTAAAAACCCTGGCTCCCCCCCTGCAATATCATCTACCGTTGCGCTAAAGTTCATTGTGTACTGCGCGTTAAACGCATCAGCTACTAAAGTTTTAGTGGCTTGGCCTGCGCTAAAGTTTAACGTGCGTAACACGCCGGAACCTTGATCAGATATGTTGCGATACAAGATAAGTGCTTCGGTATCTTCGCTGCTAGGCACAAAGAAGAACTGCCCTGGCGTTGTTGCTGCAATACCTTCTTGCACTGTATTGAAAAGGTTTTCGCCAAAAACTGCGGCATCAACTGCTGCTTGTGCTTTGTTGGTAAGCTGGATCAAGAACCCGGTTAAGCCTGGATGCGCGTTAGCGTCGTCGTTATGCTCTTGCAATACATCTGTGGCGCGTTCATGCGTCAGGTAATCTTCTGCTAAGGTATCAAAGCGCTTTTGCACTGACTTACCGCCAGTAGTGCCAACCATGCCAGCGCCAGCATCAGACTTTAATTCTTGCCGTAAAAAACCAAAGTCGGCAACCTGTTCGGCTGAAAAACCACCAAACAAGGCAGACGTTACCAGCCCACCAGCTGCGGATATAACGCCTGGCGTTAACGATACCGGCCCGTTAAGGTCGATGATAGTAAACCCTGCACCAAACGTAGCCGCACGCACAAAGCCATACTGAAAGCCGGTATTCGTCGCAATGCGAACCGCCCGGCCTAATTCATAGAACCCGGTCACGTCGCCATTAATGCGGATCTTCTTCGGGCCTAAGTAGCAGGCGTCTTGTTCGTTGATAAAGTCGCTTTGGCGCTGTGCTGCATCCGTAACGGGATCCGCCGTCCAAACAACAACGTCGTTAGCGTCTTTTAAAACAATCTTGTACGCGCCGGCCAAATGAATAGCGGCATAACCTGCGGCATTTAAGATAACCGGGTTAGTGTTTTGCACGCTGCCATCTTCACCAGTAAACGTCGCTTTAGGTTTGTTAGTTCCGGCCTGGTAAGTAAATACTTTGCCGCCTGACAACGGATTGCCGTTATCGTCAAATGCGTAAAACTTTGGGCCTATCATCGCTGTTGGCATATTATTTCCTCATGGCCTTTTCAACTTTTTCAATTTCCTTACGGGCTTGTTCGTAGAACTGGCGCAATGCTCTGTTCTTCTGCTCGTAATACCGATCAATCGCCGCCTCTTTCTCGTCCTTGGTCATGCTGCGGTTATATTTATATGATGCAATTATAGCCGTCTGATCTGCAAATGCAGCATCCATCTGCCGGAAAGCGTTTTCAATTGCAATCATACTTTGGTTCACGCCTTTAGAGGCGAACTCTTTTAACAGCCTGTCGTCGCGGATTGCTTCACGTTGCAGCGCTGCAAAGTCTGCCTTAGCTGTCATGGCACGCTGGCGCAATTCGTAATAGCCTTCTGTCCACTTGGTACGGTATGGCACCTTGCGGCCTATGAACTGCTGACCAAAGTAGTCAATCGGGCCTTTACGGTCAAACGGCCTTTCTCCCCACTTTTCACTATCCCACAAATACGCCTCGCTTGCGTCGGCTATGTACGCTTCCAAATAGCGGAAATACCCTTTAGCGTAATGCTGCGCCAGCAAAGGCGACACGCCTAATGTTTCACCAAGCTTGCGGTAAATCATCGGCGTGCGGTCAGTAAACTGGTACTTAGCCGATACCTGCTCCAAGTTCTGCGGGATGATAGGCGAACCAGTGAATTTTTCATTGCGTAGCGCTTCCATGTATGGCTGCAAAATACCGGGATAGTCGCCAATGCCAAGCGTATTAACTGCCGTCCATGCTAACGTCTTAGCCGCTTCTTTGCCGTCGCGCCGGGCTATGTAGTCTAATGCCGTTTCTGGAATAGTCGCAAAGATATGGCCTATGTCGTATGGACGCGGGATATTGATAGGCTTTTCCATTCCTGGCACGAATACCCACCAGAAACGGGCTTTCTCGTCCGGCGTTAAGCCTTGGTATCTCTCGTCGTCGCTGTTAATGATCCACAGCAACACAGTGGCCGCCGTAACAACTGCGCCTTTAAGCAAGAAAGCGTTTTTCTCCTGGTGGAACTTGATCAGGTTTTTGCCTTTCATTTCACCTTTGATTTCTGCTATCTCGCGCACTGACTTATCAATACCCTGCAAGCCGGCATTCATAAAAGGCACTGTCCGCAAGTACATCGACCAGGCCTCGCCGCTTCCCATCTTGGCAAAGTCCGTCGATACTTCTCGCGCTTCCCAGGCTGCTTGCATTGCGTTTTTGCCGCCGCGGATTGCCGCCGCGTAATCACCGACGCGGGATCCATATTCAAACAAACTGGCTGCCCTATCCCAGCCTGCTAAAGCTTTAGCTGAAACATCCCATAAGCTGCGGCTTGGCACGTCCAGCTGGCGACGGCTCCGCATTTCCTCGGTACGGGCTTCAATGCGGGTACCAAACGCACCGCCTTGTAACCTGAATTGCTTATAGGTATCAGTGTTAAATAAGAAATGCCCCATACCCTCAAGCGTTGAGTAGATAGGGATAAACTTATTCTTGCTGATCAGCGTAGCGCTTACCGTGTCTCGTACAGCGTTCGGCCCTAAGAATTGCAGCATCGACGTTATCAATCTGGCCTGAACATTCTTAACCGTGAACATGGCTTGCATAAACGCGCCAGCCTTTACGCCGCCCATGCTGGTAAGCATATCGACAACAATCGGACTTTTAACCTCAAAGTACATACGCTTGCCGTTAATAATGGCTGTGTCTACGTAAGTTTCGGCAGTTCTTGGTTTGTGGCCAAACGTCCAAAGCGTTAACAGCTTAGGGTTATTCGCCAGTGTAGTAGCGATCTCGTTAACGTCGATAACATCAGCTGCTGCCGGATCACCGGCTATGATCATGCCGTCCTTGCTAACAGTCAGGCCCATTTCTGCCAGTGCTTCTGCCATGTTCTTGGCTGTCTGGTCTAAATCTGCTTTAACCATTTTGCTATCTGGCGCGATCTTGGCTGCGAACATAGCACCATCTTCATGCCGCATTATGTCGGTAAATAGCTGGCGCTTGGCCCTGGCAATCAGCGCTGCTTTAATGTTTGCCTGCAAACCGCCTATGATGTTACCGGCAATATCACGCACATTCTGCTCGCCACCGCGCAAGCGTGCGCCTATCTTGTTGGTATTGGCGTAGTCGCCCTGCTCAACTCGTTCAATGATGCGCTGGAATGGCACATAGTTTTTATTAAGCTCGGCAAAGGTAGCGCGTTGATCAGCACTGATAAGGCCCATCTGCTCGTAGAAGTCGAGCATCCTGCCGTTAAATGCCTGGAACTTATCGAACACGGTTTTAAACTCTGGCCGGGTATCAGCCAGCTTTAAGCCTGCGGCTATTTGCTCTTTGGTAAATAAGCGCTCTCGGCCCTGCGCCATTAGCTCTTGCGCTCTGCGTGCTGCGAAATAATCCATTAGCAAATCGAACTCTTTGCCGCCTTTCTTGGCTACCGGCCAGAATACCGCGTTCAAACCTTCGCCGCTAAATTCAAAGGTGCCGTCTGGTTTAAGTCTTGGCGTGCCGTCTTTGATCACCGCTTCATGTACTGATTCAGCGCCGTTAATCATCTGGAACATTTTATAAGCGCTGGCGGTCGCGTCGTTAATATCGCCGTATAGGGTGCGCTCTACCACCTTGGCCGCATGGATCCGGTCTAAGGTGCGCTGGCGTAGCATTTCAGCTGGCAAGTCACTAATGAACTTCATAGTGGCTTCTGCATCCGTTACCCGATCGCCCTGGTTAGCACGTAGCTGTGCGTGCGCCCCCTGCAAGTAATACTTGTGCATTTCTTCCTGCAACGAAAGCATCTGCTTATTCAGCTTCTTGTCCGTCGCCAGTACAGCCTCAAACCGATCAGTGAACAAAGGCGCTCTGCTCTTGGCTTCGTTGTACTGCGTCAACCATAACCGGACGTATTCTGCAAAGCCTTCTTTAGCGCGTAGCTTCTTGTCGCTGGTGTAGCTTAATGCTTCAACTTCTGGCCGTACTGCCTTATCCTTGTATGCCAGCGTAAAGCGCTTGCCTTGCGAATAGTGCATATCCAGGTAATGCGCCATTTCATGCGCCAGCACTTCTACGTTGTCATAGTTAGCTATGCGTACTTCGCCGTTGTTGCTTCGGTAAAAGCCTAGTTTTGCCTTGCCCTTCACTTTTCCGTTATACACTGACGGCCCGATTATCTGCTCTACCCGGTAGCGGATCCCTTTACGGTCACGCGGCTTGTCTACGTCAGGTAGCTTGATCTCGCGCTCGCCAAGCTTAAAGGTGTCGCCGGCCGGCCGGTTAGGAATGCCAAGCTGCATATAGGTAGGTTGCCAGTTTGGCATAGGCACATCAGCGCCAGCGTTTAACATCATAGCGCTGGTGCCGTCGGTTATTTCCTCTTGGCCCTTCGATTTAGGTTTAAGCTCGTTAATTACTAAGGCGTGCTTGCCCTTCAACTTGGTTAGCTCGGCCTGCTGCTTAAACTCGCCCAGCTGCTTTTTAAGTTTAGGTAGCTCACCCTCTGCCCGGTTGATCTGCGCCTCTTGCACCTTAACCTGATCTTGAATGCCTTTTACCGCATTAGTGATACGGGTAACTAAACCGCCAGCATCGGCGTTAACCGGATCCTGCACTGTAATTGAATAAGTAGCGGCCCCTTTAATGTCCAGCTCTACCGCGTCGGTTAACTCTTTACGCATTACAACAATATCGAACCCGGCATACTTGCCCACGCTGGTATTGTTCTTAGCCTTCTGAATGACAGTCTTTAATAGCTCACCGGCTTCCTTGCGCTTGTCAAACTTCTGGCCGTCGATAGTAATGCTAAAATCTTCTTGCACCTTAACGGCTGCATCTTTCTTGATGTTTTCAAGTAGTTCGCGCTGTTTTGGTAAGGCGCGTTCTATCATGGTGATATTGTCACGGATAGAAAACTGCTCGCGGTTATGGGCAGTCTGCAACTGTTCCAGCTTGCGTATTTTCTGGCGCAAGTCCATTTCTTCCAGGATCAGCGGATTGCCGGAACTGGCCGCCTTCATTTCTGCCGCGTTAGCTGCCTCGCCGCCTACGTCCTCAATGCTGCGGTCTTGGCTGTTGCCTTTGCGTACCTGCTCAATAAACCGGGCCTTGCTTTCAATGGTTTGCCACATACGGCTATCGAGCGTGTTCTTAGTGGCATAGCGTAGTATCTCAACCTCAAAGCCTTTTACCGGCGTACCGTCTGGATTAAATGCCAGCTTGTTACCCTGGCGAATGATCCGACCTTCGCGCTGCTCTAAGTCGCTCGGACGCCACGGTGCGTCTAAGTGGTGCAATGCAACAAGCCTTTCCTGTACGTTCATACCAGCGCCCATCTTAGGCGTAGAACCCAGCAACACGCGCACCCGGCCAGACTTCACCTTGGCAAACAGTTCGCCTTTCTGGATCTCTGTATTGGCATCGTGAATAAACGCAATCTCTGCCTCTGGAATACCTTTAGCGATTAGCTTGAGCT